GGTGAACCACCCGTTACAGGCGAGTCGGAAGTAGACAAATTAAACGCATCAATTGCTAAACTGGAAGCGGAACGAGCAGCGGAACGAGCAGCATGGGAAGCTCAAACAGCAACAGCAACGGGAAAATATACGTTGACGGGTCCCTCAATTGGTTATAATCCTTATGTGAGTGGACAATATCAATCAGATCCTTATGGTCCTGCCGGCGTACCGGATCTTGGTGGTATAACCACTATTCCAATCCCTGACCCTTGGCAACCGCCAACTTTACAACCATGGCCCGGACAGACGCAACAACAAGCATGGGGAACATGACATAGATTTAATACAATTCGCGACGGCTGTAACGCGCGCTATAGAGAAAAAAGAACAGCAAATCCAGGAAATGATGACCAATGGCGAAGTCAAGGATTGGGAACACTATCGTAATTTGGTGGGACACGTGGAAGCGTTGAATTATGTCCGTGAAGAAATACGGATATTATTAAAAAATCAGGACATAATTGATGATTAACCCAACCACATTAGCCCTGGAAAAAGAATGGAAAAAAACGGAGAAAAATAAAGCCGCTTTAGAGAAAGTATATGATAGTGGCAAAAAGAAGGGGGATGCTGGTACTTTAAATCCAGATAAACTCGACTCTAAACTGTTGGAACAATTACCGGCTCCAACCGGATGGCGCATAATGATTTTACCTTACCGAGGCCAAGGACAAACCGACGCCGGCATACTGCTCACCAGTGAAACGGTGGAACGGCAACAGATCGGAACCGTCCTTGGTTATGTATTGAAAGTAGGACCACAAGCCTACGAAGGAGAAAGATTTTCTAGCGGACCTTGGTGTAAACCGGGAGACTGGGTATTGATCGGAAGATACGCCGGTTCCCGTATACACATAGAAGGCGGAGAAATAAAACTACTGAACGATGATGAAATCATTGCTACAGTACCAGACCCAGAAGCAATTCTGCATCAATTTTAATCATGGAGAAGAACCATGCCAAAGCATAAATTATATCTCAACGCTGGTGAAGAACCCGTACCTTTAGATGATACCGGTCCTGAAGTGGACGTTGATATTGACGAAGATCCTGTACTTCCTATTGAACCCAAGCAACCGGACAAACCTATATTAGGTGACAAAGGGGCTGCGGAAGCAATACCGGAAGTAGAAATCGAAGAAATCGAAGAAATAGAAAAAACTGACGAACACGAAGAATATGGCAAGAACGTAAAGAAACGTATTGATAAGCTAACTGCAAAACTTAGAGAAGCAGAACGAAGAGAAACAACAGCAACTGAATATGCCAGGAACGTATATAGCGAAAATCAAACTTTACAACTACTGCCGAAACCGAAACAGCGAAGAACGTATTAAAAAAAGCAAATGAAGAATCTGATGTCGATGCACAAACAAACGCACAGCAAAAACTGGCTGCTCTTGCAGTAGAGGCCCAACGTGTGCAGGCTTTAAATCAAGAGCGTAATGTCCGTCAAGGACAAGTACAGTCACCACAACAATTTACGCAAGAAAGTGTGCCACAGTCCCAACCATCCTATCCGGACCCAGATCCTAAAGCTCAAGATTGGGCAGAGGAGAATCCTTGGTTCGGAAACGATAGGGCTATGACCATGACTTCTTTCGTAATTCATCAAGATTTACTCAACGAAGGGTTTGACGCCACTAGTAATGAGTACTATGATGAAGTTAATAAACGAATTCGTACGGAATTCCCTCATAAATTTGATGGTAATACTCAAGCGAATCGGCCCGCTCAAGCGGTTGCACCTGCTAAACGGAGTGCTAGGTCTGGGCGCAAAACTGTGAGACTCACGCCATCACAGGTTGCAATAGCAAAAAAATTGGGTGTGCCTTTAGAAGAGTACGCGAAATATGTTGAATAACGTGGAGCAACAATGACAACTAAAAATAAAAACATTGACGAAAGTCGTGAACCACGCGAAGCCCAAACTCGCGAAAAGAAAGTAGCGAGAAAACCATGGGCACCACCATCCGCATTGGATGCACCAAAACCTCCTGAAGGACATGTTCATCGGTGGGTGAGACTGGAAGTTCGAGGACAAGACGATCGTAAGAACGTCATGGCTCGACTCAGAGAAGGCTGGGTTCCTGTGAGAGCAGATGAATACCCAGATTTTGAATCTCCCATAGTTGAACAAGGTAAATTTCAAGGAGTAATTGGAGTTGGTGGGTTAATTCTATGTAGGATCCCTATCGAAACCGTACAGGAAAGAAATGCGTTTTTTGCGTCTAAGACGCAAAATCAAATGGATGCTGTCGATAACGATATGTTGAGAGATGGAAGTCACCCTTCAATGTCTATCAGTAGACCTGAGAGACAATCTCGCGTAACAATTGGTGGAACCCAAGGTTCATCTGAATAAGGGTTCTTGATTTTAATTCTTGGAAATTAGAGAGAAAGAATGGCAAATGTAGATAAAGCCTTTGGCTTAAACCCCTATAAGGGGAACAGCGCCGGTTCTTCCGTTCAGATAGTTAACACATATTTGATTAATCCTTCTGGATATGGCACAAGCATCTATCAAGGTGATATAACCATATTCGCAAGCGGAGGTGATATAACCATATTCGCAAGCGGTTACATCAACACGGCAGCAGCTAGTTCTGCTAATATCGTGGGTGCGTTTTCGCATTGTTATTATGTTGCTACTGACGGAACTCCTACCTTTAAGAATTACTATCCAGCCAGCACAACGGCACTTGGAAGTGGAGCCATAGAAGCTTATATCTATGACGACCCTAATCAATTGTTTATTGTCCAGGCGGATGGTGCTTCGGCCCAAACATGTATAGGCAGAAATGCTGATACTGATGGGATAGGTGGTAGTACGACAACTGGTGTTGCTACTCGCGAACTCGACTCTAGTACCATTAACACTACAGCAGCATTACAGCTTAAAATTGTGAGTGTGGTCCAAGACGACGTAAACGGTGACCTCACCGCAAATAATGCAAACTTAATTGTTTTAATTAATGAGCATTACATGCGTGGTGCAGTCGCTGGTACATAAGGAGTAATATAAATGGCAATTACTAGAGCCCAATTAGTCAAAGAATTACTTCCAGGTTTGAACGCATTATTCGGCCTTGAGTACGATAGATATGATAAGGAATCAGAAGAAATTTTTGAAACTGAGTCAAGTGATCGTGCTTTCGAGGAAGAAGTAATGCTTACAGGCTTTGATACCGCACCGGTTAAGTCAGAAGGAGCAGGCGTAGCGTTTGACCAAGCCCAAGAGGCTTTCACGTCACGTTACACACATGAAACTGTCGCGCTGGCATTCAGCATTACAGAAGAAGCGGTCGAAGATAACTTGTACGATAGATTATCGGCAAGATATACTAGAGCGCTTGCAAGAAGTATGGCGAACACCAAGCAAATCAAAGGAGCTTCTGTATTAAATAGAGCTTTCAATTCAAGTTACCCTGGCGGTGATACGAAAGAACTTTGCGCAACTGACCACCCCACTGTGGGCGGCCCTAACTTGCGGAATGAACTTTCAACATCTGCTGACCTGAGCGAAACTTCATTGGAACAAGCACTAATTGATATAGCTGCCTTCACTGACGAGCGTGGTTTAAAAGTAGCACTTCAAGGGACTAAGTTAATTATCCCTAAAGAGCTACAGTTCGTGTCTGATAGAATATTGGAATCACCCGGCAGAGTAAGCACTGCTGATAATGATATTAACGCTATACGCAACATGGGACTCGTCCCTGAAGGCTATACAGTTAATCATTATCTGACAGATACTGATGCTTGGTTCATCAAGACTGATTGTCCGAACGGATTCAAAATGTTTGATCGTTCACCAATCAGAACTTCGATGGAAGCTGATTTTGATACAGGTAATGTTAGGTACAAAGCTCGCGAAAGATACTCGTTCGGGTGGTCTGACCCCCGTGCAGTATTTGGTAGTCCTGGAGCATAAGGCTAATACGTAATTATGGAACCCCGCCGGGGGTTTCTTACTCAACCCGGCACCTTATTTCTATTCCCTTTAAAACTTTTTCTGATATACTCAAAGCGTTCCGAGATAATTTGTTGTATCAACTGACTCGGCAGACTTACTCCAAGATGATATAACAGTTTTAGTTAGGAGAATAAAATGGCTAAATCAACTTTTTCAGGTCCAGTAAGATCCCTTGCTGGATTTATCAATGCAGGTTATAACTCTGTTGTCAGCTTAACTGCTAATACTACAATTACAGTAGCTTTGCACGCAGGTAGGCCTCTTTTATGTAATGATGCAGACGGAGTGTTCACACTTCCTAGTATCGTGGTTACAGAACCTACAGATAAAACAGATCCAAACCAATTAGCTAACTTAGGTGCCCAATTCACTTTTATAGTAGTAACTGCTGCTACAGATATGGATATTACAACTGATGGTACAGACAAGTTTGTTGGTGGATCGTATACTGGTCTTGATGACAGCGCAGCCGGTAAGAGCTTTATTTCTGCCGCAGCTAATGATACGTTTACTCAAAATGGCACCACTAAAGGTGGATTAGTAGGAAGTATTGTAGTTTTCACTGCAATGGCAAGTGCTAAATATCATGTAGCAGGACAGTTATTAGGTTCAGGAACTTTAGTAACACCATTTGCTGACGCTTAATAGGAGGTAGACATGGCTGATTCAGTCACAGGACCAACTATTCAGTACGACTTTGATAAGAAACTGGTCACGTATTGCTCTGTGTATTCGGATGGGAGTGGTAGTAGCACAACATTAGTTGATGTTTCTGCCCTTGAAAAATCGACTACAAACGGTAACTCATGCACGCACGTTGCACTAAATAAAATTTGGTACACCGTAAGCGGAGCCCCTGATGCACCGGCTTCCCTAAATTGGGATGCAACGACAGATGTTACTTTTTTAACTTTATCGTATGACAATGCGTTCGATTTCAGTGATATAGGTGGTTTAATAAACACAGAGGCATCCGGTTATACGGGTGATGTCCTATTGGTTATACCCTCTACAGCCGATGCAGGTAATGAATACACGGTTTGGGGTGAATTCTTAAAATATTACGAAGCACCGCATAACTAGGAGCAATGACTAAAAAAACAGCAAAAGTTTCCCCAAAGAAACCAGTGAAAGCTAAAATTGCTGTGGGCTGCGGAAAGGTCATGGAAAGCCGTAGAAAAATAACTAAATATTTTTAGGAGAAAATAATGCCTGGATTAACACGCAGAAGAAACGCCATACGAGAAGGAATAGACTGGAGCAAAAGTGACAGTTATGTCCTTAGTTATAAGAAGGGCGGTGTAGTTAAAAAAGGTAAGAAAAAACCTAAACCCGGTGGTTATTAAATTATGGCTACATCAGGGACAACTTCATTCGATCTTAGTATAGACGAGATTATAGAAGAAGCTTATGAACGCTGCGGTCTTGAACTTCGTACCGGGTACGATTTAGAGACTGCACGTCGTTCCTTAAACCTTTTAGTTGCTGAATGGGGCAATCGGGGTTTAAATCAATGGCTTATTACCAAAAGTAATTTTACCGTTACCGAAGGAACTAATTATGAGGATCTAGGTACGGATATTATTGATATAACTTCTGCGGTTATTCAACGTGATAGTGTTGATTATCAGTTAACAAGAATCAGTCGATCTGATTTTTTATACACACCCAATAAATCTACTGAAAGTAAACCAAGTCAGTTCTTTTTAGAACGGCATATAACACCGAGATTGTATTTATATCCTACTCCGGAAAATTCAACGGATATAATTTATTATTATGCCTTGACCAGAATGCAAGACGCTGGGGATTACACCAATAACATGGAAACCGTATTTAGGTTTCTCCCGTGTATGACGGCAGGATTGGCTTATTATTTGGCTATGAAAAGAGCGCCGGATAGAGTACAGTTATTAAAACAGATATACGACGAAGAATTTGATAGGGCAGCTTTTGAAGATATTGATTCTGTAAGTTCTAAATTCATACCGCCAAGATTGGTAATTTAATATGGCCTTTGCAGCGGGGAAACTCACATGGGCAATTTGTGATACGTGTGGACAACGCTACCGCTTAAAGCAATTAAAAAAACAGTGGGACGGTTTTATGACCTGTCCAGAATGTTTTGATATTAAACAGCCTCAATTAGATCCTCCTCCAATTGGGGCTGATCCTCAAGCTGTTAGGGATCCAAGACCCGATCGCACGGAACCGGCACCAGTATCTATGTTGACCAACAACCCTCTTTTATCTACTCAGGGCAGTGCAGTTATTAAAGTGTTTCAGGATGACCATGGTAAATCGACAGGAAATGAAGTACGTTTTAGAAACACAGAAGCTTTTGACGGTTTTACCACAGGAACGCTACAGGATCCTGATGGCTATTCCATAACTAAAGTAGACGATGATACTTACACATTTATTGCTGTTGCAGGCACAGGAACAGTTGGAGCCAGAGGAGGTGGTCCTTTTGTCGCGGTCGGACCCGCAGAGGCCTTATTGCCTTTGAATCCATTCAGGAGTGGAGCTGCCGGTGCTAATACAGTAGTCTCTGTTACTGAGTTCAAACACAATAGGACCACAGGAGATACCGTGCGTTTTAGATCAACTAAGACTTTTGATGGAGTTACAACAGCCGTGCTTGAAAGTGCAAGTGGGTATACAATAACGGTTGTGGACACAAATGAATATAGCTTTACTTCAACCGGTACTGCAACCACAGGGGATGTAACTGGTGGGGGTAGTACAGCAACAGCAGGACCCGTGTAATGAGTTTTACTTACAGTGGATTAAAAACAGCAATACAGGATTATGTAGATAGTTCTGAGACTACTTTTGTCAATAATCTTGATGTCATAATCAAGCAGGCTGAAGAACGGATTCTTAAAAATGTTTGGTTGGATAATTTTAAGAAAAATGTAACGGGAACCGCATCAGCCGATACTCCCTATTTGGGAATGCCAACGGATTTTTTGGCGCCTTTTAGTTTGGCCGTCATATCCAGTGATGTTTACTATTTTTTGTTATTAAAACAAGTTAGTTTCATGCGTTCCTATAAACCAACAACATCCGGATCGGTCACGGGACGTCCAAAATATTATGCCGAATTTGATAGTGACAGTTTTATTTTGGCACCAACGCCCGATGCTACTTATACTTTTGAATTACACTATTTTTATAGACCCGCATCATTAACGGCTGCTGGGGATAGCGGAACCACATGGCTTTCCGACAATGCAACCAATTCTTTACTTTACGGTTCCCTGGTAGAAGCAGCGACATTCTTAAAATTAGACCCAAATGAAATGGCTACTTTTGAACAACGTTTTCAGGAGGCTATTGTTAGACTAAGAAATACCGCCGAAGGAGCAGGAACTCAAAGTCAATACAGATACGACCAAGTTCGCATTCCCACCACATGAAGCCAATCCCAGAGCTAGAAGGTAAGAACATAGCTATTATCGCTATGGGCAATAGTCAGTTGGACTATCATAAAATGATTACACACAGTAAGACGTTTGATGAAGTGTGGGCCATTAACGCCATGATCGGAGTTTTGAAAAGAGTAGATAGAGCTTTTGTGTTGGTTTTATTGGAATTGCTTGTTTTTCATGTTGTTTTATTAGGAACGCACTGGGTTTGCTTTTATAAAGCGATTTAAACGAGTTGTTTACATATAATAAATATAGTTAAGCAAGGGAGGGCGCGTGCGATTTAGCATTTAAATACGTTGCCCTTTGCAAGAGGGTTTACAAAGGGCAACCAGAGTGTTTATTTTACAGCTGCTTTAATGGGCGTTTCGCCGTCAAATAGTCCAAAAACGCGGTTGCCATTAAA